TGGAAACGCACAGGAGTCCAAGGTATTTGATTATATCAGGGGGACCCTCGGGATTGACGTCGTAGAAGACCCTAGCTTCTACAAATCGCAAGCAGGAGTCATCGAGAACGAATACGGAACTTTTCCCTGGTTCATTGGCGGGAAGATTGACGGGATCACGAAAGATCGCAAGACCTTGGTAGAGATCAAGAACCGTGTGAACAGACTTTTCAGGATCATCCCGCAGTACGAGTCTATCCAGGTCCAAATGTATTTGCAACTCCTAGGGCTAGAAAAGGCGATCCTCGTAGAATGTCTTAAGACTAAGGAGCACAGCGTTCTTCACGAAGATGTTAATGTCATCTCTGTAAACCGGAACTCCGCAAATTGGGAAGCAGACATCGCGCCAAGACTCGAGGGTTTCGTCGACTTCGTTATCAAACTTATCCACGACGAAGAACTCCAGAACAAGTACCTGAAATCTAAACGGCGGTCTGCTATAGCTTCGTCGCACATCACATCGTACGTGAAGGCTAAACGTGCGTAAACTTTTGATTTGTTTGTTTGCTTTGGCTCTTTTACATAAAAACGCCGAAGGAAATGTATAACAAATTCATAAATGTAAATCAAAAGAGGCAGTGTCAATATGATCACAACGCGAGCGCTAAATATTTGGCTTTCCAGAATGCAGGGTCGTCACGTGGGGTTTTACCAGTCTTTGCGTTCACAAGCGCATGTGCCTTCACGGTCCACGCGAACAGGGTGTCTCTGTTGGCAAGGTCCTTTGGGCCAAATTTGGTCATTTCCAATATGCGTTCAAAACCTTTGCAGCACCCGTCGCACGGGAGAACAAAGCGGAGAGACTTGAAAAATGTGCTGTAGTTCTTCTTGTCCGCGGCAGTCGGGTTCACCGGGTATCGCAAACTGAGTACATGGATGCAAAACCAAAATGAAGGTCCCCACAGCTTAGGATCGAAGTTAATAGGCTTGTTGATATTATTATTGCTCATACTTTGTTGTATAATTAGATTTTTATTATGATTTTTTTATGCGATGTAAAATTATAAGGGATGTGGTTAGGCGATGTATTCCTCTTTTACGCCAAAGTTTTGAAGGGCAATTCTACTTCCGTTTTGCTCGGCATCCTTGCGAGACCTCCCGGTGCCTTCTGATACCTTCCTGCCGCTCAGATTTACGTCTACCACGAAGCTGGGACTACCGCCGCCGCGCTCGTACGTGGTGACGAACTCTGGCTTGCCCAAGTCGACCGACCTGGCATACTTGAGCAGACGGTCCTTGTAGTTGGTATCCGTCATGATGTCGTGCATGTTTGCGTGCTTCTGCAGCGCTGTCATGAAGAACTGCCGTGCCGCCGGGATCCCGAGGTCCAGGTAAATAGCGCCGATGAGAGCCTCGAGAACATCCTCCACTATTCGCGGGTTCTTGTTCCATCCCTTGTGGAGACCCTTTTGATTCATTATGATGAATTCGTGCAGCCCGAGATCGAGTGCGAGCTTGCTCAGAAACTTTCCTCCCACCAGTTTGGTCCGAAGACGAGTGAGCACGCCCTCACCCTTTCCAGGGAAGGTGTCGTACAAATATCTAGCAATGATGAACCCGAGGACGGAGTCTCCTACGAATTCCAGAGTCTCGTACGTCGTACCCCCCTCTTCTATAGAGTTGTACGAAAATGCAGTGAAGTAGTATGAAAAATTGACGACAGGCAGTCCTGTCAATTTCTCAATATCTTCCTTGGTGAACATAATTCCAGACTTAGTAGAAGGAGGTCCGGGGTACTCATCTGGTGATTCGGTGTGGAACATCGGTTGTATGGTATAGTTAGGCAACATAATTAGTTAAGTTCTTTATAAGACGATTGGGGGTGTTATATACCCCAGGGTATGGTATAATTGTCATTTGTCATTTTGACTCGTAATCCCTCATTATAAAGATACCGCCACGTGGCATTTTTCAACGGTCATATAAGGGTTATGTCGTTTGACCCAGGTCTCGCACTTCTAGGAGAGTCTATATCATCAGGCAGTTGCCTTAAAGGAGTACGATAAACTTAAACATTAATTATATTCTGATTACTTAATGGGGGCAAACAAAGCAAACCCAAAGTCTTCTAAGGCAGACAACGAGGAGAAGGAGAGGGACATGGCAACTATCATCAAGAAACTCTCTCCGGCAGATACCAAGGGGAAGCTGGAGGAGCTTGTAGAGAGGTGGAAGCTGAACGATGTCGGCGCGACGTTTGAAATGCAAACGATTCACATGTTCACGGCGCTTGGGGTAGATTTCAGCGACGATCTGTTTTCTTCGATCGAGAAGGATCGCGGGGCTTTTGGATTGAACGAAATTAACGATAAGATCACATCTGCAGAGATTGAAGCTATTTCACTGTACCACAGGCTTCGCGAGCTGAACCTCATGCCTGGCAAAATGAATGAGGATCCTGAGAAGGCCGCCAACCTCAAGAAGATTACTAAGATCCTCGAGATGATTTACTACTCCAAAAAGGTCGTCTTGAGTTCTTACCAAGCTAAGCTCGCAGTTCACCAGCTGGGGGCAGAGGACGGCGTGGTAGAGCTTGACGGTGACTTGGACTTGCAGCTCGGGGCTTGGAATCTTCGGTTCAGGTTCATCGACGGCGAGGTGAGTTCTTTCCAAGAGCTGCTCCTGTTCCTGCTGGACAGTGCCATGGAAAAGAAGTTCAGGAAGTATGGTTCTTGGCTGTATGAGCCCATTATCATCGATGGGCGCGACATGCACTCGTGGCGGGCGGTGATGGAAATAAAGGATTTCGTATATTCGCGTCTCAAGAAGGAAATCTCTTGGGAGCAGTGGAAGAACGCGACTCAAAACATGAGGAATGTTGGTTCCGCGGTAGAGTATCTGACGCATTGCCACGATCATCAGCTCCCATATCTCAACAAGTCTCGCGGGGTGTACTCTTTCTACAATGGCGTTTATATTGCAGGAGAAGACAGGTTCCACTGCTTTGCTACTGAGAAAGAACCGTTGTCAGACTCGGTTGTTTCTTGCAAATTTGTAGAGGGAGAATTCGACGACAAGGAGTACGACGACTGGATGGACATCCCGACCCCGCACCTGGACTCGATCGCGAACTACCAGGAGTGGGGGCCAGAGGTTCGTCGCTGGCTATTTGCTCTGCTTGGCAGGTGTCTTTATCCGGTAAACGAGCGCGACCAGTGGCAAGTCATCCCGTTCTTCCAGGGGCTCGCCGCGACAGGTAAGTCTACAATCATCCTCAAGGTCATCAAGAACTTTTTCGAGACGATCGACGTCGGAATTCTATCTAACAACATCGAGCGCAAGTTCGGTATTTCTGCTTTCCACGACAAGTACCTTGTGTGCGCCCCCGAGATCAAGAGCGACCTGGCCATCGAGCAGGCAGAGTTCCAGTCTCTGGTATCAGGTGAGGAAGTACAGGTGAACGTGAAGCACGAGAAGGCTTTCATGTGCGCTTGGAATGTCCCAATGGCTCTGGCGGGTAACGAAGTGCCTGGGTGGGCGGATAACGGTGGAAGTATCCAGCGCCGTATTGTCGTTTTCGAGTTCAAGAAGCCCGTCCGCGGAGGAGATATGAAGCTCGGGGAGAAGCTCAATACAGAACTCCCAAACATCCTTAGGAAATGCAACAAAGCATACCTGGATATGGCAGAGCAACACTCGGATGTCAACATCTGGTCGGTCCTCCCGACATATTTCATCAACACCCGAGATGCCCTGGCGCGTGCTACGAACTTCATCGAGAACTTCCTGGCATCCGACGCGGTCATTATCGGCGACGAGGAGTACTGCTCATTCTCGGAGTTCAAACAGGCTCTCAAGGAGCACGCATCCATGAACAGTCTCCACACAAAACAACTCACAGACATGATCTTCGACGGACCGTTTGTCAAGTTTGGAATCAAGATGGTAGGGACGCAAACACTGCCTTACAACGGAAAGAAACATACCACGGAGTACATTCGCGGGTGCTCTCTCAAGATGTACAAGTCGGAGGAAGTTGTCGAGGAAATCGTAGAAGTCAAGTATATGTGAATGCATTAAAAAAATTATATTTGATTACAATAACAATGTTAAACTTACTGATTACGATACTCATCGTCATGATAGTGGGGTATATGGCGTACGCAGAGTCTAAGTATCTATTCGGACAACCAACGGGCTGTAACAAAAATGTGAAAATCAAATCACTCCCAGCGACAATCGCGTCGGCAAAGTCGGCACTCAACAAGGCGGTCACGAATGTGAAGAAAGAAACGCAGAAAATAAAGATAATGCTGCAACAAAAGAAAGATGCAAACAACGCGCCAAAAGCGGTGTCTATTTCCAACCCCATAGAGCACATCCAGGCATCCACAAATGTGGTGTTGGGGGCAAACGCAATCGAAGACACCATCGACGAGAATCTCCCGTTCTCTGCGTACGGAGGTAGTGTCAAAGTTCAGAAGGCAGTAAACGGACTGATCGAGGGGGTACGCCCACCAACTTATGCCGACCCGAGAACGTTGAACCCCGCTCTGGCAGCAGCTCCGGTTCAATTCTCAGATCCGGCAAAATTCGGCACATTCGGAGTTACTGATCAGGCCAGTCTGGCTTTCTCTACAAAGACGAATGCCGCAATTGCTTCGGAACGCACGCTCGAAGGGTTCTCTACCATGGACGAAAAGACGATCGCTGCGATCGAGTCAGACAACATGATGGAAGAGTTTGACATCGCAACTGATGTGTACGACGCCAATGGGGCCGTGCTTATCATGGATGGCAAGGTCGTCAAGTCAGCTAGCGAGTTGCCATCTGCTCAGATAATGGGAGCAAAACCGCATACAACGCTGCCGATGCGCAATTTACACAGTCCACCCCCGGTCATCGAGGATCTCGTCGAAGGTAGTACGTTTGACGGGCTAGCTGGTTATCCTGTAGATGAACGCGGCGACCTGCTCACACCACCTGGTATGGCTACACCAATGGCCGAGTGGTCTAGGATCATGTATAATATTTGATAGACCATGAAAACACAGTTTGTCGATACGAAAAAATAGTCATATCGACAAATCAGCTTAACTAATATATTTTCTATAAGTACAATGCACCCAGAGAAAGCCGCTCCTAAGATGTCATCAGGAGAGAAAGCAGCGGTCAAGAAAGAGCTTTCTAAATTGAACAAGGCCAAGGCAAATCCTGAGCTTGCTGCTAAGAATAAAGAAAAGTCTGATGCAAAACGTCTGCGCCGCAAGGAAGCAGGTTCTTCTAAATCATTCAAGTAACTTAACCAAAAATATTATTATACCATATTACAATGTTGAGATTGCGTTTTATCATCGGAGGAGTGTTTTCGGTAGTGTCAACTCGCCTATACAAATCTTGGAACGACAAGTATGACCCAAAAGATGTTGACGAACTTGTCAAATTGAATTTGTATGTTGACTAATTGTCACAATCCACGTGCGGCCATACAATATCGCTGGTATATTATAGTCTATCATGCGTTGTAGCGATGCTTCCAATTCTTCTACTGATGCATTGGAATAACCATTCTTGGTGACGTGAAGTATGGCAGATTTCTTACTGGCAAAATTTTTCTCATGTTTTCTGTCGACGAAAGATGCGACACCACTGCGCTTCATGTCCGTAAGAAGTCTGAGATTTCCAAGACGAGCATTATTTTTGTCCATGTCTATATGTTGGATCTCGTTACCATGCGGAATCTCCCCGACGAATGCTTCTGCGATCGCATGGTGAAAATGTACGCGACGGTCGCAGATAATTACTTGAGGATGATCGAGATTTTTTTGGTCGTTACATAGTGCTTCTACATTCTTTGTTATTTCACGACCATTCCTGAAAATGTGTTTTATGGTGCCAAAATTTCCTACGAATATCTCATATTGATAGCCTTTACGAATACTTTCGAATAATTCTTCATTCGTATTCGGTGTTTCGGTGATTGAAAGCCAACCGGCGTCTCTAATTAAATCACTTACGCTCATCGTTTTACCTGAAATGTTCACTCGGTTTCCTTGAGATTTAAGTATTTTTATCACTCCGTTCTTCGTCACAGATCTCACGATTCCGTCTTTTGATACTTCATATTTTAGTCCTGATTTTGTAACAATGTCGAGCGGGAGGAAATCCATTTACAATTGTATATATATTTAAAATTACGTTAATTTTATCTCCCTGTCTACATTATCAACGACGTCCGTGTAAAACTTCTTGCTGTCATGAGGAAGCTTATACATCCGATGATCGCCGCTCGCACACATCTTTATAACGTTGGCTGCCGGGATGGGTTCGTCTTTCTTTTTACCGGTATCGAACGCAGGTCGCGACAGCTCGTTCATATTTCGCTGAATTTCTTTTGGCATGTATTGGATGTGATACGTGTCGTCATATACATCAGCATTCTTCACCAGGTATTCGTTTCTATATTTCTTCAGATCTTTGGCGATTTCTTTCCCGGTGACAGGATCCTTGTGCAACACCGTGTTTTTATCGGGATCGTACTTTATATATTGTTTGTCTGCGCAGGTGCCGCGTGTATATTTGAATAATATAGCAGGTATCTCCTGTGGGTCTGCGTATTTGAGTTCTCGGACACATTCGGGGTTCTTGACGGCATCATATACCGCGGACACCACGGATTTATCGGGAACCGTGAGATTTATGGTGATATTCATTTGAGAAATATTACTATGATCTCCTGCATTAATCGTATTATTCACAACAGAAGGAGAAGAAGACTTGGTCATATAATCTTCTTTAAGAACGAATTCTACATCTTTTTTATTCATAGCGTGATGAATACATTTCTTGGTCTTAGAATGGCTATGAGCCA